GGATCAAGTTTTGAAGCCAAACGAACTGTGCCAAGTTCAGGCGTTCCTGCGATTCCGAAAGGTGATTGCTTGCGAACAAAGAGTCGTGATGACTGAATAAGACAGGCTTGATTGACTTCAGGTGGCAAAGCCGACCAACCCCACACTCCTGTCACTTTGACTGCTTGTGGAAGATAATAAGGAAAAACATAGGCGCCTGTTGCGAGGATTCTTGTATAAGGCCAACCGCGCCGAGGATTATTGATTGGCTCTGTCATAAAGTCAGAAGTTGACCACACAGTTGACCAAGTTTGATTGAAGTTGTCATCGGTGGCAATTGCAGTGATTGAGGTGAAATCGTCAACCGCTAGGCTCCAAGGATTCTGTGCGGTGTAGTAACGCACGACAGGAGTTTGAGAGGTTCCATCAGCATAAAAGAAGCGCCCACAATAGTCATCAATCATTCTGCTTGTGGCAGTAATTGAAAGTTCAAGCAAAGCGTCATCGCTTGTGTCAGTTATTGTCAGGGATGACTTTAGTTCCGCGAGAGTCGCGTAGCCGTTGGTGATTGCCACTTGTAGTCCTCTTCTTTGGTTTTCGTTGAACTGCTCGTTCTAATTTTGGAGCGGCAGTCGCAGTTTCCTTGCGCTTTAGTCGCGCCATGAGTCGTGGTGTTCCTCTTTGAGCCAATAAGATTTTGAATGAGGCAGAATCGCTGCCGTGTTGACATGTATCGGGAAACCTAGGGATTTGATTCGGCGACAGAATAGTAAATCCTCGCCAATCCATTCGCCTTTGATGGGGCCATCCCAAAACCAACACCAATCTTTGCCTTGATTAGGATCAGCATTGTCGCGGATAGCTTCAAGGACGCTTCTATGAACCATCAGACATCCTGTGCCTGCGGCGTCAATTTCAAAAACTGAGTTCTTGTCGTATTTATAGAGCGGCAGGAATCCATCGGGTGTGTCTTGGAATATCGCCGGCACAGGCTTGGGATATGGCTTGCCCACGACTCCGAACCCCGCAAAAACTAAACCGGCGACGACAGGGCGTTCTTTGTCGTGTGCGGTTTCGCATAATCTGTCAAATGTAAGAACATCAAGTTGCTCATCTGAATCAATCATCAGAAGCCAATCAGAATCAGTCATTTCTAAGAACTGCTTGACGACTCGATTGCGTTGCTTTGAAAGCAGACCTGAACCTTTGATGCGAATGAATGGGCCAAGGCGAGAGGATCGTGCCGAGGCTAACTGAATGAGATGGTATGCGAATCCGCCATTGACCATCCCTGGGTCGCAAGACCCGATTGATACTTTGTGACCTGTTTTCATAGTTCCCCCGAACTTTAGGAAGTGCAGAGACGAATGAGTCGGGGGGCCTCATCCGCCTCTGCACAATCTTGACTTCTAGTTCAAACTAGAAGCTTGGTGCTGACAAGCCTGTTCCACTAATGATGGAAGCGGCAGTTGGGTAACGGCCTGCTGAATAAGCAGCGTAACCATAGACAACAGTTTTGATGGTGAGGTTTCCTGCACCTGTCGCGTCGTAGCGAAGTGTGAATGGAGAACCTGGTTGTTCCCAAAGGTGAGATTCTCCTGCGGTCACAACATAGATTTCATCTTGATTTGTTGTGGTTCCGTAGGTTGTTCCGATGTTGGCATCGGTCACGATTGGAAGACCCATCATCTGATAACCGGAGTTTCCGTAAGCGGCTCCACCAGTTCCGACACCAGCAGCGTTGGTTGGGCCATTAGCGGCAGGAACAACGAGTGGGCGGTTTGTTGAATCAACCGCAGCGAGCAAGAATGCAAGGCGGCGTGGGTGCATTACGAAGTGAGTTGGATTGACGAATGCATTTGTCTGAATCTGCTGAATTGCGTCAGCGAGCTTCGGATAAAGCAATCCTACTGTTGGAGCAGTTGAGGTGAATGTGATTGCGTTTCCACCTGCATTGCGAAGACCTTGAATCTGTCCTGCGTTACCTGTTCCATTGAGGATTTGTGAGTCAAGAGTTGTATGCCAAGAACGGATGAGGTCTTGAGCAACAAATGTGTCAATTCCTGTTCCGCGCTCAATGGCTTGACGGGATAGGTCTTGCTGACCGGCAATGGTTCTGACATTAATGGTCAATAGTGTGTCATCAACATCGGTTTCGCTGACTGCGTCGTTCTGTGTAACTTGAACGGCCGTTGAAGAACCAGTCGTCATGCGGCTAATGTTCAGGGTCATTCCAGAAGGAGGCAAGGTCATCTTGTTTGTCACGAAGTCTGCGAATGGGCGACCTGCACGAGCAAGTGGCGCAGCGAGATCAACGAGATATTGTGGGATAACAAGGCCTTCAAACTGAGCAGTTCCGACATCGCGGCGCTCAATTGATTCTTCGCGTTGGTGACGAGCGAGGCGCTCCTGAGCAGCATAGTCAGATTTGAACTGTGCGTTGTAAGCATCCTTGAAGAAGGAAGAATCTGATTCTGGTGCGTAGGTGCGTGATTCGCGTGTTACTTTGAAACCGCCGACCTTTGGGGTTGCGATGTCTGCTACTGCTGCGCGTGCTTCTGCTGCCTTGCGGTCTGCATCTGCCTGAGCAGTGAGCTTTTCAATCTTCTCATCGAGAGAACGGGATTCAGCGACTAGAGCATCAACCTTTGCGGTTTCCTCTGCGGTTAGATCGGTGCGGCTCTCTGCGGCTACTGCCTCAAGAACTGCATCCATTTCTGCCTTCACTGCATCACGGCGCTCGACTACTTTGTCAAAATATGACATTGAGTTTTGCTCCTTATGAGTTGGGTTGCGAGGTGGTGGCGAAGATGCTCACGGCGCTTTGAGGGTGTGAGGTTCGCTCCGACTTCAATCTGCTCGAATGAGCAGAAATCTATTTTGTTGAATTGATAATTGCTTGGGCGAGGCGCAAAGAAATCTTGCGACCTTCTTCTTCTGTTGGTGAAGGAAGCGGATCAATGGCGCGAAGTTCTGATGCCTTATGACCGACAAGGGTTTCAGTTTCAACCCATCCGTCACGGAGTTCACGATAAACACGAATCAAAATCGCAGGGTCGCCTTCTTCGGCGGTAATTGAGAAATCCGAGTTCGGGATTCCGAGGACACCTTCGCGCATCACATGCTCAATGCGACCGCGTGCAGTTCCTCCTGATGAATCCCACTCAACAAAATCGCCCACAACATCAACTGCGCGGGCATACTCTTCTTCGTCTTCTTCATCTTCCATTGAACCTGATTCGCCGACCATCTGCGCCATCACTTCAACGGCTCGCATAATGTATTCGTGACCTTCGGACAGGTCTGAGAAAATACTCTTGAGTGCGATGAGTGAATCGCCTGTGACTTCGCGGCCTTCCTTGACTGCTTCAATCGCAGCGCGTAGTTGCTCACGAGCTTGAACGGATGTTGTTGGATAAGCAGGATAAGTGACAACTGAAACATCGCCATCAGAGAGTGAAACCTCTGTCAATACGCGAACTGTGCGGTCATCATTCCATTTCTGACGAATAACACGGAAAGCGAAGGACATCTGATCAACATCGCCACGCTCGACGAGGGTGTAGATGTCTCGACCTTCTTGAGTATCTGCTAAATCTGCGTCAAAGCGCAATCCACGATCATCTTCTTCAAGTCTCAATGTGCCATTCTTCGTGCGAGCTAGCGGCAGACCTTCATGGTTCACAAGCAATCTAACATCAGGAGTTTCGCTCAAAGTCTTGCGAAATGCGCCTGGTGCAATTTTTTCCTTGAAGGGTAGTGGCACGCTTGAGTCATGAAAGACTGCGGCATAACCTGACAAGCGCATTGAGCCACCTTCGGCTCGTGCCTCAACATCGCGCACTGTAAATGTGCGGCGTTCAATTTTCTTCATTTTGCTCCTTGAATCGGCTTCGGCATTGAGGGCATCAATCTTGCGTTGCGCCCAATCCTGCGCTCTATCGCTAAAGTTAGAATCTCCGCCCCACAACAACCACGCAACTAACCCTGCGCCTGGATATTGAGGATGCGATGAGTCTTTGTTTTTTGGCGCTTGGCCGTCAACCTTATGACGAGCAAACCAAGGTGCCATTTTCCGAACTTTGTTTTCTGTAATTCTTCCCGCCGCCATTTCGCGTGCTTCACGCTTTGTGGCATCGGTCAAGCCATCTCCCCCAAAGCCTTCACTGATATATTTCAGACCGCGAGCTGCGTTGTCACGAATGAATTGAGGCGCGCTCAAATCTACTT